TTTTAGGTAGAAGTAAAAAAAAAAAGAAAAAAAAATACACTACCTAATATATAGGTAGTGTACTTAATTTAACTTAACTTAAAGCATAACTACTAGCTTTAATATGCTTAGCTAATTTTCCTTTAGAAAGCTTACCGGGATCAGTACCGGTTAACTGTTTAACGATAGATCTTAATAGATCCATCTTATTAAGATCCACCAGTATCTCACGATACACCTGTTTAACTTGGTTAAGGTTATTAGGATGAAACCAGAAGCTATCATGGATATGAACTAACTCAAAGTCAGTTCTTCTGACCATCTCCCTAGCTATCCATCCATCAATGGAATGAATAACATTAGGAGCTAAAGCCCTATGTTGATCTTTGTTAGCTCTATTCTCTTTAAAGTGGACATGAAACTTACCATAATCCTCATCCACTACATTGTACTGAACTGTTTTAGAACTATCCACTACTGCAACATGTCCATCAGGTAATACCCATTTATGTTGTTTAGCTTCAGGATTAAAACATTCATTTACTAATTGCATTACAGCCATAGGACCAGGTAATAAGTCTTTGCTGCTCTCTATGAAAGCTTTATACTGGCGCTTAGTTAGCACCTGCTTAGGTACAGCCTCTGAATTATAAAACATAGTCATCAGAGGCTTCTTAATATCTGTTCTAGTAACTTTCCTCTTGTTCAGTATATTATTCATACTATTAGCTACATGGGTATACACATCATGCCTGTGGTCATCCCCAGTTAGATTAACTCTAACTGCGGTTTCCTTACAATCACTTAGCACAGCCATAATCTGTAAGCCACTAGCCGTAGCATCAATACCCATCATATACCCACTGGGTATTCCATCAAGACACTCTTGATACGCCCTGAGAGCCTTCCTACCGAGGATAGGTTCAGGCCAGTACTCTGTATCAAATACTTCCTGATCGTCGAACCAGGCCACTCTGTCGCCCCAGGAGAGCTTATCCTGCCCTGCATGTCCTGCTATTGCTATCTTGAGAGCATGTTCATCAGTGACCAGCTCTTCGTTAGCTAGACTTAGCATTGCCTTATGGTACTCATCACTCTGGAGGTTTATATCCCAACCTATTGAGTAACTCCTACCTCTAGCATCATAGCGCCAATCAAAATAGAATGGTTGCCCTAGGTAATCTAATATTACCCTATCATGTCTATAGGTATCATCACCTATACCTTGAGGAGTTTCCTCAATTATTACTTGAGGATCTAACATATAGGCTACTGCTTGCAATTGATTAATACAGGTAGTATTTTGCCTAAACTGATGCTTACCTTTCAGTAAACATTCATCCCAGTTTACTACTATGTTTGGTTCTATTGGTGGTGGTATCTTATGGTAATCCCACCGTGCTCTTAATAGTTTCTTAGGTAAACGGTAGGTATTAATAACATACCCATTTTCTACATTAAAGAATGTACCATCTAGTTCTCTTATTATACTTAATGCATAATCTATTCCCTTAGTCTTAGCTAATTGACCAACAACAGCCCCTAGTTCTTTAGGTTTAGGGTTGATATATGTAACGTTAATTACCTGTTTATTTAACTTTTGAGGGAATAACTCTTGTACCTGTTTGTACCAGATATCTATATTGTACTGATTCATTTTTGAAACTCCGTATATATATATAATAAAAAACCCCTACCCTTAGAATTAAGGATAGAGGTATAACTAAACTAAACAAATATTATTTCTTTACCACGCTTCCACGCAGCAAACTTACGCGCATACAAACTCCACGCGTAATCAATAACCTGTTGTGGAGGTGATACTTCATAGTCCGTACCGTCCCATCAGCTTGGCCTGTATTTGGTCAGCCCAAGAGCCTCCCGATAATAATAGCTCATTAGTAGTCAAAGCAGCCTTTAGCTGCTTTCGCAGCTCCACCTTAGCTTTCTTTCTCTTGTCAACTTGGAACAGCATAACTGTCCCAACTCTATCATCGTCAAGGGTTAAGACACCTTTCAGGTATCTTTTACCTGAAGTGTCTGTGTACCTTTTAGCGCTGGTAACTTTACAATCAGGCAACATTGCCTGATACAGTTTTCTTGCAGTATCTCTGTCCTTTGGGACCGGGATTTCCTGCCCCGACAGATAGATTATTAAATTATACCCTTTAAATTTTAATTGATAACCCTCTGTACTGCTTGCATACACAGTAGTAGTTTTTGACTTCTTTGACTTCTTCAACTTTAACTTCTTTAAACCTTTTTGTAACTGATTCATTATGAATCTCCTTTAAATACTATGTTATTGAATAAATAGTACTAAGATACATAGCGATCTTAGTACTAAGGTACTACTATTAATTAACACTCACTGTGTTAATTAAATATAACGACCAGTATCGCTACTGGCCTTTACTTTACTTGATTGCTAATTCAAGTAATTGTTTTCTTTTTTCCGAGAAGAGTTCTAAGCTCTTCTTTTTCTTCCTTTTTTTCGAAAGTTTGCGATAAGCTTTTTCAAGCTTATCCAACTCTTTTATTGGGGCGAATTTCTTCGCCACCTGTAAATCTGAGCTAGACTCTAGCTCAACAAGTTTAATCTTGTTGTCAAGGTACTTTGTCCCTGACATGACCGCGCCTAAAGCACTGTTACCAGTGTTGAAGGCATTGCTCATAAATAGCCTTCCGGCTCTTGTTGCTCTTATTTTTGACATACGTATGTCTCCTATAATTACAGCTGCATACGCACCATGCGCACACATACCCACTAGCGCGGAGCGAGTGTAACTGTGTTACGTGTTGGTGTGTAAAAAAAGGGAACTACCACCTGTTATGGTGGTAATTCCCTATGAATGAACTAGCTGTTAGCTAGCTCCTTCACTCTTGCGAGTGAAATCCTTTTGGTAGTATAGCTACTACCTAGTACTTTCTGGACCCTCTTCAGGGCTCCCTTCTTCCTGAAGTAATACAACTTCCCTCTCGGGTTATTGTACCTTCCTTCTACGAAGGTGAGGATTGTGTGACCGTTGCTTTCTCTTTGTAGAAGAGAAATCTCCTTTGACCGTATGCACTTCTTCAAACTAAGACCGTGAGTCTTAGCCTTCACATAGGCACATACATATGCGCCTTTGCGATTGTACACAGCCAGCAGCTGGCCTTTTGATGTAGTAGTAAGTAAACTCATAATTATTCTCCTTAAAGAATAGTATATAGTTTGTACGTAGATGTACAGGCCTATATAGTAAGCCTAGAACCAGGACGATAACGATAGTTATCTAGGTAGTACCGGGGGGGTACTTCCCCTTGATTCCCACTATACGGTAGTATACTGAACCCATACTAATTTTATAAATCCCACTACAGAAAAAATCTGGACTAATACTAATATATTATTATATATCTCATTGGCGGAGCGTAGGTGAAGGTGGAGATATGCGTAGCATATCGTAGGCTGAACCTACTCTCTTTCTCTTGTAAAATTAGCTGTTATATTTCAATGACTTAAAATTGAGTTTGTACGTTAGAGGGGTATTATATGTACTTCTCTAACGTACACTCCAGTAAAAAATACTTCTGTACAAGTATTTTATTGTGGTATAGTGGGATTATGCGAGAATTTAATAAGAGTATTAGGGGGGTTCAGGCTATGCGGGTATTTGTACAAATAGGTAAACCAGTAGCTAGTCATTTACTTTTATATTTATTAGCTAAGATGGATAAGAGTAATAGCGTTCATGCGTCTAGGGGGGAATTAATGGAGGGTACGGGGTTAAGTAAGAATACCTTGACTTCAGCTATGAGGGAGTTGAAGGATTTAGATCTAGTGAGAAAGAGATATGGTTCTACGTATTTAGTTAATCCTGATTATGCTCATTTCGGTGATAGTAGAAGTTATCATATTATTAGTTATGAGTGGGGGAAAGCTAAAGTGGATATCAGAAAGGAATGTAGGGTTCGAAGTGGAGCTCTGCACTAGATATTATTAGTTCAGGTGGGTGTAGGTGTAGGATAGGCTGTATCTTAGATAATACTGTGAGAGGGGATGAGAAGGGCTGTGAGAGGTGTATAGTAGTTACCCCTACTACTTGGGTGAGTGGAGGGAGATCGTCCTCTCCTTCTACAATGAACGCCTCTGTAGAGTGGGGGCGTTGTATGATGGCAATAGATCCGTAGTGAATAGACATTGGAGTAGTATATATGAAAACGAATATAGCAGCAACTGGGCATGTGGGGGCGACGGTAAATACTGAGAGTAGTCCTAATATTACTAGGGATCAGTTGATTAAGGTTATGCCTAGTAAGCATTTAGTTAAGGGGATTACTCCTGAGCTAGTTGATGTTATTAACTCGGAGCCTGATAGTGATTTGAGGAGAGTGTATAAAGAGAATATACTTGGATATGCTAACGTATTGGGGGAGGGGAGGTTTAGTTTAGCTGGGTATGTGCAAGCAGTTAAGTTTGTTAGTTTAAAGTTGTTGGGGGATAATAGTAGTCTTGCTTATAGTAAAGTATTTCCTGATAGATACCAGGGGCTAGTAAATAAGGGGACAGCTACGAAGGATATAGCTAGTTTTGCTAATAATTATAGTAAGAATACTATGTGTACGAAGATACTGGAGCAGTCTCTAGTTCCTACGCATATCCTGAATATGGATTTACATCAAGAGGCTATTAATGTTCAGGCAGAGTTGATGAGGTCAGCTAGATCAGAGACTGTTAGGCAGAAGGCAGCAGAGAGCCTAATTATTAATCTAAAGGCTCCTGAGACTGCTAAGATAGAATTGGATATAGGCGTAAGCAATAACACTATAGATGACCTCAGGGCTACTACAAGAGCTCTAGCGAAGCAACAAATGGATATGATTAAGAGTGGTATTAGTAGTGCTAAGGATGTGGCGCATAGTGAGTTATTAGTGAATACAGTAGAAGGTGAGTATAGGGAGGTAGATGATGGATAAAACAGTAGATGATTACCTGAATGAGATAGACTATTCCACAGACCCTGGGTACGTGCCTAGTGAGTTTGCACTGGAGTTTGTTAGTTTCTTGAAGTTAGTTAATGGTGATGAGGGAGAGGAAAATCTGACCCCTGTTATGCATTATAAGATGTTAGATAAGGTAGCAGGTAAGGCACAGCATACTGTGAATATGATGTTTAGGGGGAGTGCAAAGACTTCTATATTCGCTGAGTACATGTTTCTGTATATAGCTACATATGGAGGGATACCAGGGTTTGGTGATATTAATTTAGCTATGTATGTCTCGGATAGTATTGAGAATGGTGTGAAGAATATGAGGAAGAACTTGGAGTTTAGGTGGGAGAATAGTGAGTTTCTTCAACATTTTATACCCTACGCTAAGTTTACTGATGTGAGGTGGGAGTTCAAGAATATTGATGGTAAGCCTCTAGTGGTTAAGGGGTACGGAGCATTGAGTGGGGTTCGTGGAGCTAAGGAGATGGGACAGAGACCCACCTTTGCAGCTATGGATGATCTTATATCTGATGCCGATGCCCGGTCTCCTACGGTAGTAGCCAGTATTGAAGATACCGTATACAAGGCAGTAGACTATGCACTGCACCCAACTAGACGAAAAACTATATGGAGTGGTACTCCGTTTAATGCTAAAGATCCGCTGTATAAAGCTGTAGAGAGTGGAGCTTGGAATGTGAACGTATATCCTGTGTGTGAGAAGTTTCCATGCAGTAGAGAGGAGTTTAGGGGGGCTTGGGAAGATCGGTTTAATTATGACTATGTGCAGGAGCAGTACAGTAAGGCAGTAAAAGCAGGGATGATAGATACCTTCAATCAGGAGCTAATGCTTAGAATCATGTCGGAGAAAGAGAGACTTATTTTAGATAGTGATATCATCTGGTACAAGAGGAGTAATGTCCTACAGAATAAAGGTGCATACAACTTCTATATCACTACCGATTTCGCCACAAGTGACAAGCAGAGTGCGGATTACTCAGTAATTAATGTTTGGGCTTACAATAACAACGGGGATTGGTTGTGGGTAGACGGGTTCTGTGAGAAAGCTCTGATGAATGTCGCTATAGATAATTTATTTAGGTTATCACAAAAGTATAATCCGCTAGAGGTTGGTATTGAGGTAACAGGGCAACAAGGGGGCTTCATTAGTTGGGTACAATCAGAGATGCAGACCAGGAATATCTACTTTAATTTGTCTAAGGGGAAGAACAGTACCCAGATAGGTATCAGACCTACTAAGGATAAGATGAGCAGGTTCCAGACTAATGCAGTACCCCTATTCAAGTCACATAAGATATGGTTACCAGAAGAGTTAAAAGATTCTAGTGAGCTACAGGAGCTACTTGCGGAGCTATCTCTAGCTACTGTCAAGGGGTTCAAAAGTAGGAATGATGACCAGATAGATACTGTTACAATGTTAGCTGAAATTAATTCTTGGAGACCTAGTGAGGTATCTACTGAGGTAGATGAGGAAGGTAAGAGTAAGTTCAGTAAGTATTGGGATGAGGAGGAGGAGGATGAAGGGGAGTCTAGTTACTTTGTGTAATTGAGCTTGACACGATTAGGTAGGTATGATTAGATTAATAGTAACATTGGAGATACTATGAAAATTGCAGATTACATTGAGTTTTTAGTTAGTGGTGAAGTACAACAGTTAGCTGTGAGTGATGTAGGTGACCTAGATCCTGCTAGTGTGGTTACGCCTACAGATATACACGAGAAGAACCGTAAGAAGCTGACTACCTACTTGAATCTAGCTAATATCGAACTATACAAAAAGTTTAATATATCTGTGAAAACATTGGAGTTAGACTTCGCTCTAGCTGGAGAGGAGTTCTCTATTCCTGATGACTACCTACATGCTATCAATGGGGAGTTTAAAGATGATGGTGAGGATATTCCACTAAATAATAATACAAAGGATGTGGTAGATGAGGTAGATTCTTTAGTTAGTATTATATTGGTGGATCCTACGAAGGTATTAATTAAGGGCACAGACGCGAAGGGGAGGAAGGACATGCTTCTCAAGTATGCATCCGCACCTAAGCTAGCTAAGAACATTAGATCCAAGCTAGAGCTCCCTCACACGTACACAGAGGCTCTCTTGAACTATGCCGCGTATAAGGCACATGTATCTGTAAGTGGTGA